ATAATATTAGGCACATTATTTGATATCATAATGAAGATTAGGTTAATATTAAGCCAAAGAGCAGAAAATGATGATACACCAATAACAATAGTTTTAAATTCAGATGGTGGTGATGTATATGAAGCATTAGGTATTATTGATTATATTCATTCATTATCTGTAAAGGTCAATATTATAGCTCGTGGTAGAGCTTGTTCAGCTGCAGCTTTATTATTAGCTTGTACAACAGGTATACGCGCAGCAAGTAAATATACATTTATTATGGTACACGAATTAAGTACATCAAATTCAGGAACAGCTACAGATATAAAAGTTAATGCTAATCATGTTGATGAATTAGATATGATTATGTATAACTTATTAGCACAATATACTACGCAAAAGAAAGAGTATTGGGAAAAGGTAGCAAGAAAAGACTTTTATATGACAGCTGAAAAGGCTGTTGAGTTAGGAGTTATTGATCAAATTATATAAACAAAATAAATAAGTTATGTTAACAGAACAACAAATTGTAGATAACTGGAATAAGTTTCTAGAATTAATAGAAACAGAATTTCCGGATAGAGCTAGCGCTTTATTGGTTATGTATAAAGAACTAGAAGATCGTATAGTATCTATGCCAGCATCCGGTGTGGAACATTATCATAATGCGTTCCCGGGCGGATATGTAGATCATATTATCAGAGTACATAAATGTGCAATGGAATTGTATGAGTTATGGGCAAAAATGGGAGTAGATGTATCAGGATTTACTAAAGAGGAATTAGTATTTGCAGCATTCCATCATGACTTAGGTAAAGTAGGATTTCCTGGTAATGGTAATGAAATCTATATATTCAATAATTCTGAATGGCATAGAAAACATCAAGGTAAAATCTATACACATAATCCTAATAATCCATTTACAATGGTTCCTGATTTGTCGTTATATTTACTACAACATTATAATATTCCAGTTACCTGGAACGAATATCTAGCAATTAAGATTCATGATGGTTTATATGATGATGCTAACAAACCATATTTTATTTCCAGAACAGCAGATGCAAAATTAAAAAATTGTTTACCATTAATTATGCATCATGCAGATCATATGGCATCAATTATTGAATATGATAGATGGAAAGTAACAAATGGGTCTGTTCCGGTTACTAGCAATAGCAATGCTACTGTAAAATCTTCTATAAAGAAGACTACTACACCACTTGCTGATGACAATTTGAAAAAAGCTTTTGATGATTTATTTAATTAATTTATTATGGAAATTACTGCAATTATAATACTATCCGCATACAGCATTGCGACTTCATATTTTATATATAAGCTAATACGAAGAGAAGAAGTTATAGAGGAATATTACGAAGAAACTATTCAATTGGTAGAGTCAAAACTTATCAATGTAAAATTAAAAATGGAAGAAACTATAGAACAATTATCAGTTATTGATCAACGAGGGTCATTTGAAGCTGATGATGAGGTTGGTTTCGCATTCAAAGAAATAAAAAAATTAAACGAAGAACTATTACAGTTCATTTTAGAATATAACAAAACAGACCAAAATGCCTAGAAAAGCGTCCCCGAATAGTAGTAAATATTACTTTACAGATGTAACAGAACAAGCTATTATAGACTATAATATTAGTTCTGATGATAGTGAACGAAATAAAATATATGAACAGCATTTAAAATATGCGTTTAATAAATTAGCAGAAAATTTAATTCATAGATTTAAGTTTTATCATTTTGATATACCATATGAAGATGTAAAGCATGAAACAGTTGCCCATTTAATAGAAAAAATCAATAAATTTACTGCAGGCAAAGGTAAAGCATTTAGTTATTTTTCGATAGTAGCAAAAAATTATTTAATTAATGAAAATAATGGAAACTATTATACTGCAAAAAACACAGATGATTTACTTGTTGTTGATGACACTAGGCAGATAGCAAACGAAATTTCTAGAGCAAATAAACTAGAAGACGATAAAGAATTTATGGATCTATTTATTGATTTTACTGAGGAGAATATGACTCAATTTACAATGGATGTTATGAATAAGAAAAATACTAAAGTCACTAAAGTACGACTATTTGAAACACAAACCGAATGTTTAATAGCAGATTCAATATTAGAACTATTTAAAACTAGAGAAAATATTGAGGTATTCAATAAGAAAGCCTTATATATTTTAATTAAAGAGCGTTCTGGTGAAGATAAGACGCAAGATATAACGAAAATACTCAAACGAGTAGAAATGTTATACAAGGATATATTTGTTAATTGGTCTAAAACAGGAAAGTTAGAAACAAAATATTTATCAAGTAATATATTTATAAATAAAAATGGACATTCACGGAGAACTATTTAAAGGTAAATCTTTTAGCGACATATTAAAAGATATTTATGATAACTCTAAAAAGAAAGATAGGCAAGTTAATCTACTCATTGCTGAACTTAAGCCATTGATTAAAAATATAGGTGATGCAACAATAATAGTGCCATTAATTAAAGAGTACTTAGAAATAGGAGTTAAAAATGATGAGCATCTAGTAAAATTGGCTGCTGTTGCACAACGACTAATGACTGCTGCAGCAAAATCAAATCCTGAAATGGGCGACTATGGATTAACCGATGAAGAAAAACGACAGTTACTAAACGAAATTTCTAGTATTGAAAATAGTGAATCGGTAGTTTCAAATACCATACAGAATATACAACACGAACAAAAGAGTATAAATTTATATCAACAAGATTTAGAAGAAGATGTCTCTATTTAATATAAAAGGAGAATCGCTCCAATTGATACCAGCTAAAGTTAAACAGACTTACTACAAAGATGATAAGCCTGAAAATACTTTTTATGTATCAGCATTAATATTGGATGGGTATAGCTCGCAACGAGAAGTTTTTGCAAGACCGTTATTTTCAAATATGAAACAACCACCTCTAGAAGGTGAAACAGTCTTATTATTAAGTACTATAGGTAGTTATGCGAGTGGTATAAGTTCTAATGAAGAAATGTACTATTTAGGAATAATAAATCTTCAAGGTAGTGTACATCACAATTCTATACCTAATGTAAATGAAGTTGAGACTAGAAATGAAGGAGGAGGAAATGCTCAATCATATCAAACTACCGGAGCAGGTAGTACTAAAAAACAACAACAAGCAAAAATAGATAGTAAATTTCCTGAATCAAGAAATGTAAAAGCTATACAACCTTACGTTGGTGATGTATTAATTGAGGGTAGATTCGGTAATAGTATTAGATTAACTAGCACATTAAAATCTACTAATGTATATACTAAAAATGCTAATTGGCAGAAAGGCGATGGTACAGAGGGTGATCCTATGTTAATATTACGAGCATCTAAACCTACACAAAATACTAATAAAGTAAATGATTTTATTACTGAAGATTTTACTAAAGATGATTCTATAATTACATTACAAAGCACCCAAGCATTAAACTTTACACCAGGATCAAGTGTTACTGATTCGATTAAGAATCAAAGTTTAGATTCATGGGATAAAGGTCAAAAGTTTGGAGGTAAGCAAATATTAATATCGTCAGGCAGAGTAGTGTTTAATTCAACACAAAATGAAATAATAGCATTTGCTAAAAAAGGAATAGGATTGTCATCAGCCGATGCTATATCATTAGATGCACAAAAAAATATTGAAATGAGTGCTACTAAAATTTTATTAGGCAAAAATGCTGATGAGCCATTAATTATGGGTAATAAAATGAAAGATTGGATGGAACAACTAATAGATGCTATAGGTAAATTAACTGCAATAACAGCAGTTGGCCCATCATCACCATTAGATCAATCACCATTATGGCCAAAAATTGTTGCACTAAAAAATCAATTTCAAAATAACTTAAGTCAAATATCATTCACAAAACAATCAAAGTAAATAATTATTAAAAACGATAGTATGAAATCAAAAGAATTTATATCTGCACTACGACTAATCATTCGAGAGGAAGTTACAAAAGCTGTAAGATCTGAGGTAAGTAGGGTATTATCCGAAGGAACACAACAACCAGTAGTTAGACAGCAACCAGTACAAACTAAACCAGTTGTATCAAAAACACAAAAATTTAAAAACGAAATACTGCAAAGTCTATTAGAAACGACAGACCCAATACAAAGAGGTGGCGCTCCTGTTGGATTTGAGGAGTGGCCAACTATGGAATATAATGGTGCATCATTTATGGGGCATAATACTCCAGGTATAATAAATGCAGCTCCTGATGGTATGAATATTGATCAAATTGAACAGGTAGCTCCTGATGTTGCTCAAGCATTAACTAAAGATTATAGTTCATTAATGAAGGCGATTGATAAAAAACGAGGAATAAAATAAGATGGCCAGAAGAATAAGGCAGATATTACCTATAAATACAAATGATGCTATACGACCAATGAATACTGCGGTCGGTATTAAATTACCATTTTCTGGTAAAACAGGTAACTTATTTGACTTATCGTATACAACAGAAGAACAAGCTATTTCAAATTTGAAAAATCTTTTACTTACTAGAAAAGGTGAAAGATATATGCAGCCATCTTTCGGTACTGACATATACGATTCATTATTTGAACAAAATACTGAAGATCTACCTAATATATTACGAGATGGGATTTCCGCAGATATAGCTTTTTGGTTGCCGTATATAATTATAAATGAATTAACGGTGTCTCAAAATTCTAAATACGAATCTGAACCTATCGGACATATATTACAAATAAGTCTAACAGTTCAAGTTACTGAAAATGGAGCTAGTACACCGATAACAATAACAGTAACACCATCAACAATAACTGTGGAATAATGGCTAATACAACAGATGTAAAATATTTAGGAAAAGACTTTACTCAATTAAGAACAAACTTAATTGAATTTACAAAGAACTATTTCCCAAACACATATACCGATTTTAATGAATCATCACCAGGTATGTTATTTTTGGAAATGTCATCTTATGTAGGTGATGTTCTAAGTTTTTATACTGATAAGCAAATAAAAGAGTCTTTATTAGTAACCGCTGAAGAAAAGACGAATCTATACTCATTAGCACAATCTTTAGGTTATAAAGTAAAAAATAAGATAGCAAGTTCGGTAGATATAGATGTATTTCAATTATTACCATCGGTAGTAAGCGGAAGTACTGTAGTTCCTGATTGGAGTTACGCACTAACAATATCATCAGGAATGGTGGTTAAATCTAAATCATCTACTGCAGAATTTAGAACATTAGAGACTGTTAATTTTAAAACTTTAGAGAACGATCCTAATGCAAATGTGAGTGCATATCAAATTAATGATGTAACTAATCAAATTGAATATTACCTATTAAAGAAATCAGTTAAAGCTGTTGCAGGCAATATTCAAACAGCAACATACACATTTACAGATCCTAAACGTTTCGATAGAATACTATTGAATACAGAAAATATTATTGAGCTAGTAGACATTATTGATTCTGATAATAATAATTGGTATGAAGTTCCAAATTTAGCACAGGATACAATATTTGAAACTATAGCAAATGTAGTACAGAATGACCCGGTATTATCACAATATAATACACCAGTTCCATATTTGCTGAAATTGAGAAAAACAGCCAGACGATTTATTACAAGATTTAGAACTGATGGGACTTTAGAGATACAATTCGGAGCGGGCATATCTGCTGATTTGGATGAAGAAATAATACCTAATCCAGATAATGTAGGTTCCGGACTACCAAGTTTACAGTTAATGTATGACTTTCCTATAGATCCATCAAACTTTATGTATACTAAAAGTTATGGATTAGCACCAGCTAATACAGTATTAACAGTTAGGTATACTACAGGTGGTGGGATAGAATCCAACGTACCAGCTTTTGATTTAGATCAGATCATAGAATTAAATTTTGATATAAACGATTCTGGACTAAATGCAAATTTAGTAAATCAACTTAAGGCGTCGGTTGCTTGTACTAATCCAAATCCTGCATCAGGAGGTAAAGATGGTGAATCAGAAGATGATGTTAGAAATAATACATTAGCATTTTTTGCCGCACAAAGTAGAGCAGTTACCGATCAAGATTATATAATTAGAGCATATTCTATGCCTCCGAAATTTGGAGCTATATCAAAAGCTTATGTTATACAAGATGTGCAGGTTAATCAACAGACAAATCAAGCAGTTGCCAATCCATTAGCATTAAATTTATATACTTTAGGATACAATTCAGATGGTACATTAACAGTACTTAATAACGCAGTTAAAGAAAACTTAAAGAATTATTTAACGCCATATAGAATGTTAACAGATGCAATCAATATTACAGATGCATTCATTATTAATTTCGGTATAGAATTTGATATAATAACTTTACCGGAATTTAATTCTAACGAAGTATTGATAAAATGTATTGATACATTAAAACAATATTTTGATATTAAAAAATGGCAAATAAATCAACCTATTATTATATCAAAAATATATACTTTATTAGATAGAGTGGATGGTGTACAAACTGTACCTAGAGTATCAATAAATAATATAGCAAATAAAGAATTAGGATATTCAGAAAATATTTATCCTATGTCTACACAAGATGGGGGTAGTACTAGAAATGGTGTGATCTATCCATCAATGGACCCTAGTATCTTCGAAATAAAATATCCAAATAACGACATAAAAGGTCGTGTAATAAGCCTATAATATTATGATAATAGCATTGACCCCATATAAAGACGCTACAATATACGAAGATTATCCGAATAAGAACACCGGATTAGATGAGATATTAGAACTACAAAAGGTTGCATATAGCACAGGTAGCTATGCAGAATCTAGAGCGTTAATATACTTTAACCAATCAGAAATTTTAGAGACTTTAGATTATGTATCTAATCACACAGCAAGTAATGCAACTTGGTCAGCGTCATTAAAACTAAATACAGTACAAACATCACAGGTACCGTTAGAATATTCAATTGTTGT